AACAATTCCCTGCATCTCACAAAGTTTTACAGTATCTTGTCCCATAAGAATAGAATCATGGTAGTCTTTAGCAGACAATTTAAAATACATTAAACCCCCCTTGTCCATCTCATGGGCCTTCCTTTTTCTATCCAATCGTGGAACTTAAAGTCATAATATTTTTTGTACGCTTTAATAGTATCAGTATCTTTATACTCATCAGGCATACACTGAGGCGGCTCAACAAAACCAGAGACTTCAATGTTTTGTGGAGCCTTGCTCGTAAAGAACTTTAACTTGTTCCAACTTTTATGGCTATGTTTGAAGCGGCTTTGAAACTCCATACTAAGGGCTTCAAAGTGTTCATACAACCACTGATAATGTTGTTTACTTTGTCTAGCCCAGACAGTGCTGGGATGATTGACATGGGCCGCTAGATAAAATTTGTCATCATATTTATCTAGCACCCAGCGTTTAGCTTTACGGCCTGAAGAAGATTGTCCGATCACCATTGTGCCATCGACAACACGATGAGCCGTGGACAAAATCTGTGCAGTCTCAAGGGGCATCTTAACAATATGCTGATCACACTGCTCTTCAGCGGCCCTACGTGGACAGTCATCAAGATAAAAGATATTCATGGTTGATAGTGTCCTAGTGTTTCATAAGTTGGTGTAAGTTGTACGCGGGTGACACGCACCGGAAGATAGGGGTACTCATTTATGTGGGATATGAGCGCCTGTTGAGCGGCGTCATTCGTTTCATAAGCATTACCGCACTCCCATTCATCTGTGCCAACATTAGTGTCAGGCTGATATTCTATCCTGTAGTAGTGCATTGGTATTTCATCTTCATCTATCATGCCGCATCTCCGTGATCTGTCCAGTGATAGTCAGCGTTACTTATCTCATCAGCAATAAGATCATATATATAATTACTATTGACCCAGCTAGTGATATCAACTCCGCGTGTTTTAACTGATATAATTTCAACTAGATTCTCCTCATCACCATGTATAAGATACTCAATGGTTGCATAGATAGACATCCACTCGCAGTCTAACTCTGCATCCATCACTTGATAACCATACATACTAGCTGTACTCATTCCCACACCCTCCGTTGATAAACAATATATGATTCAATAATGCCATCAGCCGATAACTTTTTTGCATCATCTCTTGCCATCTTTTCAGTTTTATACAGGTCAATAGAACTATCTCCTGCGACAGTATCAAAGTATTCCAATACCCAAATAACCAGCGACTCATTATCCATCATCAATCTCCTTCAGTCCACTAGAAAAAATACCGTGTAATACAAAGTCCATTTCCGCAGGAGAAAGTTGGGGCATTGCTACCCCAAGATCCTTGCGTCCTTTCTGCCAATCATCAAGCTCCTCAAGGGATGTGGGTAACTCCACAACCTTTGGATGATCGTCAGTTAAACAACAGATGAATCTAGTATGCGACATCCTTTAAAGCCTCCGCGTCTTCTAAGTCTTTTAGTTTCTTACTAAGTTCAGAGATAGTATCTTCTTGATTAGAAATTTTAAGCTGAAGCTCATCCATATAATCAGTGACACACTTTTTATAAATTGTTGTAAACTCATCATGGCTTAAAGTATTCATTAAATAATCTGAAATATTTAGGCCATTCTCAAAACAATAATCAACAATTTCTTCAAGGGTATAATTATTATCTTCGGCGGCACTAATGACATCAGCAATATTATAAAAATTTATTTCTACTTCGTCACTAACGTCACTAACATCTACATCTACACTGACATAACCTGATATAAAAGGCATGAGAATATCTCCATAAGTTAATTAAATATTTACTGCACTTTGAAGAAAGTCATAATGTACTTTTGATACATGAAAACCATCTTCAAATTTCTTAGACTTGGTTGCTAAAAAACTGCACCAAGTATCCCATAAATTTTCTGTGCCGATGTCATGGCAGACCGACACATAATTAGAAATCTTCTTATCCTTCAATGCCTTAGACTTGATAGACTTAGAGAATGACAAGTCCTTTTTAGGAATATTGTACATCCGAATATTGTGTACGTCTATACACCCGACCAGCCCCGCAGTTAACTGACACATAAACCCAGCTTTAGCTAGACCAAGCCCGTCGATCTGTAAGAAAACATTCATCAAAGACAGCGCCCTATCATCATCAGACTTAAATGAGTTGAGCACTGCCAGATACTGCGAATAAATAAAATCTTTTTTCGGTTGTAGTGAATCAAAAGTCTTTATCTTGTTACCCCAAATAAATCTAGATTCACGCCCAAGTTTCTTTACATCTTTTAGCTGATCACCCACCGCATACCAAGGCTGTTGTATACTCAGCACCACCATCAGGATCACATCAGAAAGATTGTCACTAGATAATCTAGAGTAATCTTGCACAGCTTTTGCATGAATTTTATACATAATAAACTCCTTATAGATTCTATAAGCTACACAGATTTGAAACGTGGCATGTCATTATATTCTTTAACTTGTGCCTGTAGCTCTATGATTTCTAAGTCTAAATTCCATTCAATGTCCCAGTACCCCGCTTCTTGTAGTCTTGCTTTTAGTTTTATTAGTTGGTCAATATCTCGTCGTTCATTTACGTCTTCTAAATATTGGGTGCGGCGACAAATAATTCTTTCAATTAAACTACAATCCCAACTACTTTTATACTCGTGGTCTTCGTTGCCATAGCGCAAACAAAACTCATGGTGATCTCTATCGCATTTTAATTTACAAGAATCTTCTACTACCCAAACATCACACTGCTCGCCGTCAATCTCCATAGAAAATAAATAGTTTTCTTCTGGGTGATTACATTCGTTTTTAAATAACATACAAACTCCTAAAATAAATAGAGTGCATAGCTACTGCACTTCTTTAGTTTACCATTCAAACCAATATAGATTGGCAATGAAGTACCCATTTCAATACGTCTTTCTCTTTCATTTTTAGCAACAATATATTCAAAACCATCTTCAGCTTTAAAGTCTTTTAGTCTTTTAACTTGTCGCCAAATAATCATGCCACCATTACTGTGATTCCGAGATGTTATATAATACATATTACTTTCCTCTATTGTTGGTTATCCATTCTTCAACGGTGTCACTAGATTTAGCGGCATCGTCCCAGAATTTATTTAATCTTTCTAAAGAAAACTTACTTTGTTCTTCATGTAAACAATCAAGAATAAAAGAACAGTAGTCTTCATCGTTCATTGCTGATCTGATTAGTCTTTGAACATTTAATACTTTTTCTTTTTCCTTTGGCACTAATAACTCCTTATAGATTCTATAAGAAAAAAGCCCCGAAGGGCTTTGATTAGTAATAACCTTCACGAACTTTGTGAAGGACATTGAAGATCTCTGATTCAGAAAAGTGTAACTCTTTTAACTCATGTGCTAGTCCACTGTAATCTGGATTAGATTTGAGATAAATATATAACTGAACCAGAGATTCAATATCAATACGTTCAGGCCGCGATGCGGAAGACATCAGAGTTACACACGTTGCGTACAATATCTTGGCGCTTGTGATTCACTGAGGCGATGTTAGCCTGAGTCTTTTGAGTAGCGGCTGGGGCATGAGTAGACCAATCCGTTAGCGTATTGTAGACAGCCCATTGATTCTTACCCATCTTATCTGAGTACTGATTCCAAGCATTCGCAAGGTAGGTCAGCGAACTATTGAGCCGTGGAAGCTGGTCAAAGACTGCTGACCAAGACACGCCACACTCAGCCACGATAGTGCGTACCAGATCCAGACACCCTGCGGCCTCTGCAAAAACAAACATGGCTTGCTTGGCTGTAACCTGAGTCCGATACATCTCAGCCCATAGCTCTTGCTCAGTCTGGAAAACCTCTAGAGATTTTGTGATAGACCTAGCCGCCGCCTGTATATCAAGGTTCTTGGTGTGCCGTGCCCTGAACAAAGCCGCCGCTCCACCAACAAATACTTGCCCGTTGAAGCAAGCGGATTGAAGAGCACCCGCAGACATAAGAAAAGAAAATGTACTGTTCAACGAGGTTACACCCAGCAGGGTCAGACAAGCCGTGTCACCGTCAGGCGTAGTGTAAGTATGTTCAGGTAAGCGATACTTTACAAACGTAGCCGCGCCGTGATAGGCAGTCTCAATACGCTCAGTTATACCACCAGTTTCCAAGTCACTACGCATGATGATATCACGCTGGGCCTGTATAAGTTCTTTGGGTGCAACAGGCTTGTAGCTTTGACCATGCACACCTAACTCTTGCATGGTATCTGTACGGACTACTGCAACCTTTGAGGAATGATGCCACTCGCCATCCTCATTGAAGTACATGAGAGGGACTGAAGCTACATCAAAGTCAGCATCACCATAACCCTCGTTAAAAACTGAAGGTGTGGGTCTTTGGAACATCGAAAGTACATTAGACATGACTGTCTCCTAGTTGGTTTTTACTACACGAAAAAGGCTTATAGATTCTATAAGCCACTTGAAATACTATATTAAAATAGAGGCCTTGTCTACAGCATCAAGGCAGTTTGTTAAATCATCATCAGTTAACCAGCCGATAACATCATCATTGGCATCAGGGAAAACATCTTTGGTTTTCCACTCATCAAATTTAGTCAGCACCGCAATTTCCCACTGGCCTTGCTCGCCCATATGCTTGCGGTTACCATAACTAAAATCAGTTTTAATTGCTGATACGACCAAGCCA